AAAATGTTATACCTTCTTTTTAAAGAACGATACAAGAGCAAAGCAAGGGAAAAATACATAGAGTGCTACAACCTTTTAAAACTTAGAACAGAATGAACTTAAAAGCAGAATTAAACACTAAGATAAAAATAAGAGATGAGGCAAGAAAATTAATTCTTAATCCATACATTGATCAAATAACAATAGTTGGTTTGACAAGAGGATTAAAAAGATTAGATAAGGAAATAAATATTTTAATTAAACGGATAGAAAATGAAGAAGGCTAAAAGAATACTAGGCACTTTGTTTATAATAATAGCAAGTGTTTTGATTTTAATAATTGGAAATTTTATAGACTTACACAAACCGCATGACAGATAGTATAGTAGAAAGCGTTCTAAACAAATTTAAAGAACGCTCAGAGGAAGGAATAAAGAAATACGGTGTGACATTAGATAGAAAAGATTTAAGTCCCTTAGAATGGCTTATTCATCTTCAAGAAGAATTGATGGATGCTACTTTATACATTGAAAGATTAAAGAAAGAACTAGAACATTTAGATAGGATGAACAAAATATTGGAACTATGACAGAAAGAGAAAAAAACGCAAGTGATAAAGCTCAGCAGTTAATCAGTAGACACATTAGGGAATGCGGCATTGATGAGGATGCCTCTAAGAAGGCTAGTTTAATATTGATAGATGAATTATTTAAGTGGGGGTTACCTTACACTTATCAGATAGAATTTTGGACAGAAGTAAAAAGATATTTAAAATGACGGCACAAGAAATAAGCGATAGAATTATAAAGAAAACTAAAGTAAATGTTTTCGAAGACAGTAGAAAGAAAGAGGTGATTCATTACCGTTCACTTTTGATTTACTTACTAAGGGATAAGATGAATTTAAGGTGGACTAGTATTGCTTTATTCTTTAAGGCAAATGCAAAGGACATTACTCATGCAACAATAATGCATAGCCACCATTATTATCCTGTTTATAAGGATGAGAATAAAAACCTTGATGTGTTAGAAAAGCAGTTTAATTTTAAGCCTGTTGATCTTGACACTCTTGATAAAATCCATTACTTGGAAAACAAAGTGGAAAACTTAAAACGTAAATTAAATAAGTATGAGGTTAATTAAAGCAATAAAAAAATCATTAAGAAATTTCTTCACAGAAGATGATCCTACTAAAATATGGGTGCAAATACCTAGAACTTTTAAAACAAAGAAGGATCAAAATTACATGATAAGAAGGACAAAGGATTTTATCATTGAGAACACAGAGGTTGGATGATAAAGCAAGTAAACATTAATGAGGTTCTGACAAACCCAAACAATCCAAGAACCATAAAAGATGATAAGTTTAAAAAGCTAGTAAAGAGCATTAAAGAATTTCCACAAATGCTAGAGAAGAGAGCTATAGTAGTTGATGAAGCTATGATGGTTCTAGGAGGTAACATGAGATTGAAAGCCTGTAAAGATGCAGGTGTTAAAAAGGTGTGGGTAGATGTGGCTGAAGGTTGGACTGAAGAACAAAAGAAAGAATTTATCGTTAAGGATAATGTCGGATTCGGAGAATGGGATTGGGATACATTAGCAAACGAATGGGATGTAGATCAATTAGATGAATGGGGTTTAGATGTTCCCGACTTTCCTAATGAACTAGAGGCAGAGGAGGATAACTATGAAGAACCCGATGATTTAAAGGTTGATGTTGTGTTAGGTGATTTGATTGAGATCGGTGAGCATCGTTTATTATGTGGAGATTCAACAGATTCAGATCAAGTGGCTAAGTTAATGAATGGTGAGAAGGCAGATATGATATTTACCGATCCCCCTTATAATGTGGCTTTTAATGGTAGGAGTGGAAAGTTTGATGTTATTGAAAATGATGATTTGCCAATAAAAGAATTTACAGAATTAATTGAAGGATTTGTTTCTATTCTTAAAATTCTTAACCCTATTAATTATTATGTTTGGTGTAATTGGAAATTTTACGGACTATTACAAAGTAAGTTAGAATTTAAGGCTTGTATAGTATGGGCAAAAAATGTTTTTGGTTTAGGGAGAGGATATAGACATCAACATGAATTTTGTTTATTTAATGGAAAATTGGATGATGGAATTAATAATGAAAGTGATTTGTGGAATTTAGCAAAAGATACAAATTATCAGCACCCCACACAAAAGCCAATTACTTTAGCGAGTAGAGCATTAAATAATCATAAGGCAAATAAAAAAATTGTTGATTTGTTCTGTGGTAGTGGATCAACAATGGTAGCATCTCACCAACTTGATCGTAAGTGCTACGGAATGGAAATTGATCCAAAGTATTGTCAAGTGATAATAGATCGAATGAGAAAGCTAGATGATACCTTGACGGTTAAAATAAACGGTAAAGAATATTCAGATGCCTATATTTGAAAGACCCGAAGACTTAGACAGAGAAGAAAAAGCGATAAAGAAATTCGTTAGTTTGTTTTCGGGTACTTATGAAAAGTTAAATAGGTTTGATTTAGATTACAAACTTTTTCTTGATGGTGAGTTTATTTGTTTTGCAGAAATAAAAGGAAGGAAAGGTAGATACATGGACACGTCTTATCCGCTACCTATTGCAGTAAAGAAATTAATTAAGATGCAAGAGAAGAGAAGTAATTGCGTTATTATTTGGGCGTGTCTTGATGGCATTGTTTATGGTAAGTATAGGAAGTTAAAAGGACAAATTTCTTTTGGGGGAATGACAAAACCAAGAGAAGGCAGCACAAACGATAGAGAGTTAATGGCTTACTATGATAAACAAGAAGAATTAAAAACTTTAAAATATTAGAAACAGAACAAAAACAGAATGAGCAAAGAAGATTTAATACCTTTTAAAAAAGGACAAAGCGGTAACCCAAACGGTAGACCCAAAGGCAGAAAGAATAGAAGCACAATAGCAAGAAGGTGGCTAGAAGTAAACCAAGAACTAAAGAACCCGTTAACGTCTGAATTGGAAACAATGAGCCAAGAAGACTTAATGACTTTAGCTTTAATTAAAAAAGCTAGGAACGGTGACGTAAACGCTTATAAGGTTTTAATGGATTCGGGTTATGGCTCACCTGTGCAGCAAATAGAACAAACTAATATTGAACAACCTTTATTCCCCGATGTTAGTAAGGACAACAGCGATTAATAAAATAATAAAACTAAATAAAAGAGTTAAGATAATTCAAGGGGGAACATCTGCAGGAAAGACTTTTGGGATATTACCTATATTAATTGATAAGGCTACTAAAAACTCAAACATAGAAATCTCAGTAGTCGCTGAATCTATACCACATTTAAGAAGAGGAGCATTAAAGGACTTCTTAAATATAATGAAATGGACAGGTAGGTATTTTGAGCAAAGGTTTAATAAATCGTTTCTTAGATACGAGTTCGCCAATGGCAGTTATATTGAATTTTTTAGTGCTGATGATTCATCTAAGTTAAGAGGAGCAAGAAGGGATATTCTTTATATTAACGAATGCAACAACGTTGATTTTAATTCCTATAACGAACTTGCGATAAGAACCAAACAAGAAATTTATTTAGACTTTAACCCTGCTAATGAGTTTTGGGTTCATACTGAATTAAAAGATGAAGGAGATAGTGACTTTCTTATTCTTACCTACAGAGATAACGAAGCACTTGATCAAAGGATCGTAAAAGAAATAGAAAAGAATAAACTAAAAGCAAAGACTAGTTCCTATTGGGAGAATTGGTGGAGGGTATACGGGGAAGGATTAGTTGGAATGCTTGAGGGTGTTGTGTTTAGTAATTGGAAAGTAATTGATAAGATACCCGATGAAGCAAGGCTACTCGGTTACGGAGTTGACTTCGGATACTCGGTTGATCCAAGTTCGATTATTGAAGTTTACAATTATAACGGTGAAAGGATTCTGAACGAGATTTGTTATGAGACAGGTTTAGTTAATGCTGACATAGCAAAGAAACTACAAAAGAACGTAATAGCTTATGCGGATAGTTCAGAGCCTAAAAGCATAGAAGAGATCAGAAGAACGGGACAAGTAATTAAGGGAGTAAGGAAGGGAGCAGATTCAATTAACTTCGGTATTCAGATAATGCAATCACAAAGCTATTTAGTGACTTCTAAGAGCAGCAATTTAATAAAAGAACTAAGGGCATACTGTTGGGATAAAGACCGCACAGGAAAGCAGTTAAATAAACCTACAGACTCGTTCAATCACGCAGTTGATGCGGTTAGGTATCACGAAATGGAAAGCCTAGGAAGGGGAGAAAACTTTGGCAAATACACAATTAGTTAAATATTTATTATAAAGTTTTTGTTTTATAACTTTATTGATTGTATATTTACATTATAATTAAAACAGATTATTTAAACACATATTATTATGACGAATATAAATGAAGGCGAATTTTTTACAGATTCGGAATTGATAAATCAAATGATGGGAATGAATCCCGTAAAGATTGAGTTGATAGGCGAAGTTGAATTACGTACCGTTGAGGCGGTATGGAGGCGTGGCGCCTTAGAGTTTTGGGGAAACGTACATGTGACGGAAACGTTGTGTTACCCGTTAAGTCCCCTGCTAGCTGAATATAAGCATGATGTTGAGATAGATCACGAGTTGTTTGTTTACTTGAATAAAGAAAGTTGTTGCTCACAACGTCAGATTAAGAACATAATTATCCCTATCTTAGAAACCAAAATCGAAGTAAAATGAGAAATTTATTTACAGATCAAGAGTTAGAAGAAATCCTTAATGATTTAAAGCCTATTGAAATCCCAATGGGAGATGATGAGATTCATAGGGAAGAATTATATTGGAAGGTTGGTTGTATTGAAATTTATGCAGATGTTGTTTGCGTAAGGAAAACCATTGATGATCCCGAAACTTACGAAGAGTATGGATACATGAGAACCGATGACGGTAAGTATGAGTATTTATATGAGATAGATGAAATGGCTATCTATTGCGATGATGAAGAATGCTCGAACTATAAGCAAAGAGATAAATTTATTATTCCTTTTTTGAATAATTTAATTAGTGTTTATTAATATGGAAATACAAAGATTACACGATTTACAGTATTGGAGCAACGTTCAAATGTGTGGGAGTTTAGTTAGGAATTGGCTTAAGATTAAACCCGACAACGAAGAGACTAAAGCAATGATGAAAGCATTAAATGAAATGAGTTTCTATGTTGCTAGGTTGAAAGATGATTCAGACAAAAAAGACAAACTACTAATTGAATACAAAACAGAAAGAAACAAGTGGTGCGCAAAGGCAATTGAGTATCAAAAAAAGTTTGAACACGCATCAGAGGAGATATTAGGATTTTAGTTTTTTGTTTTAGTTGGTTAATTTAGGCAGTCAGAAATGGCTGCCTTTTTTTATGTCTTATAAAATCAGTTAAAAAATACGTTACAATATTATGAAAGCGAGTATTACTATTCCGAACCACTTATCAGAAATCACACTAAAGCAATATCAAGACTTCGTAAAAATAAAAAGCGAAGATGAATATTTACTGCAATGTAAAATGATTGAAATCTTTTGCAACGTGCCTTATAAAGATGTGTTAACTATTAAGCTATCAGACGCAGAGGAAATTACAAACACCTTAAATGGGATGTTTTCGGATAAGCCTAATTTAGTTCAATCATTTAAAATGAACGGTAAGAACTACGGATTTCATCCCGATCTTCAAGACATGACTCTTGGGGAGTATATTGATGTTGACACTTTTATTGGTGATTGGGAAAACATCCATACGGCAATGAATGTTTTATACAGACCTATCAAACAAAGATCGGGAGGAAAGTATATAATTGAGGAATACAACCCCGAAGGTAAAGAGCATATGTTGGATATGCCTTTGGAGGCAGTCATTAGTTCTGTTTTTTTTTTGTTTCATTTAGGGATGGATCTATCTCTGCTCGTTACGAGTCGTTATTTAGCGGAGGAGGAAGCAGGGAAACAACATCAGTCGCAGCAGGGTTTGGACAAAAGTGGGGATGGTTTAGTTCAGTATACGAACTCGCTCAAGGAGATATTACAAGATTTGAAAATATCACTAAATTAAACATACACGAATGCTTAACGATGTTGTCATTTATAAAGGAAAAGCAGGAGGCAGAATCTCAGCAAATTAAAAACAAAAAATGAGCGATCAAGGAATAAGGGGTTATTATCAATTAACGGAAACAATAAAAGATAGTTTGTTATCCGATGTTAATACAAGAACTGTTACGCAGGGGAATCTTGAAGAAATCAATTTAGAGAAACAAGATATTTTCCCACTTGCTCATATAATGGTAAACCAAGTAAGTCAAGAAGACGGAGTGTTAAGATTTAATCTTAGTATTTTAAATATGGATATCGTTGATATAAGCAAGGAAGAGACAACGAATTTGTTCAGAGGGAATAACAACCTACAAGACATACTAAACACGCAGCTATCAGTCTCTAATAAGCTGATACAAGTATTAAGAGGTGGGACACTACATCAAGACAAATACCAATTCGATGGGAACGCAACTATAGAGCCGTTCTATGATAGGTTTGAAAATGAATTAGCAGGATGGACATCTACGTTTGATGTCTTAATATACAACGATATCAGACATTGCTAATGACACTAAAAGAAACAAATCAAGTATTAAACAAGTTTGCTAAATATGTGGTTCAGCAAAGCAAAAGCAACCTAACCAAAGACGGTAAGGGAGGGGGTTCATTATACAAATCTATTTCTTATGATTTAGATCAAGAGCAGAACGCTTTTCTTTTAGATTTCTTAATGGAAAACTATGGAACGTTTCAAGACTTAGGGGTAAAGGGTGCAAATCCTAGCTTAGTAAAGAACGGTATTCAGAAAGCACCAAGAAGTCCCTATAGATACAAATCAAAAAGACCTCCATTAAAACCATTAATGCAATGGGCAAAGATGAAAAAGATAAGATTTAGAGACAAAGACGGAAAGTTCAGAAAGGGAGGATATAAGACTATAGGGTTTTGGTTGCAAGAAAGAATTTTTGCACAAGGATTAAAGCCTAGTTTGTTTTTTACTAAACCGTTTAATAAAGCATTC